TGCCTTGATACGAGCATCTTCTACATCACGTTGAGATTTCAGTGTTATATCTGCTAATCTTGTTTGAACATCTGCCTGCTTCTTAAATTCTTCAGTTATCTGTTCTAATGTGGCTTTACGAGCATTTTCTACCAATCTTGCACTCTGGATTAGATCTATACCATAACGAATTTGATGATTATTTTCTTTATTTTGCTCAGTGGCATTGGCAATTAGTTGATTAATTAACTCAATCTCATGAGCATAAGCAGCGGCCTTAAAGGTATCCTTTTCGCCCAAAAGATTAGCACGTAGTTCTATCTGCTTGTCTTTGAGTTGATTTATCTGATTGGTAAATCTCACCGTTTCTGCATTTAATTCTGTCTGAAGTTCGATTTCTTCTTCGGTGAGTCCAATCATTCGTGCTTGGAATCCTAATCTATCGAATAATTGACTGGTATAACGACGCAATTCTTCATTCTGAATGCGATAATTGGCGTTGAGTTTTTCTATTTCTGGATTTAGGCCTTTAACCTGTTTTCTTAAATCCTCTGTTCCCCCAACAGCCTCACCGACATCTAATCCTCCAACCTCTTTCATTTTTTTATCTATATCATCTAACTGCTTTTCGACATCAGTGGCAAAATAGGTGATTGCAGCCCCTAAGGCGGCTATGGCTAACATGATTGGATGTCTGGTTAATATAGTCATTACCGCACCCAAGCCTAATAAGGCTTTAACTAATTGTCCTATTCTTATTATTAAACTACCAGCAATAAACACACCTAAAATAGTTAACATATTAAGAAATGCGCCCGAATGTTGTGCAGCAAAATCAAATGCTGCCGATAATCCTCTTGCAATTGTTACTGCAAATGGACGTGCGGCTTCTATTCCTTGAACTAATAAATTAATTAATTTTGTTAATGATGCATTTAACCCACCTTCTTGACCCATGCTATCAATTAGATTATTAAATGCATCACGTAGGTTGGATGTTGCTTGACTTAGGCTCTTGGCACGTAGATCACTGCTACCACCAAATGCCTCAGTTAATCCTTGTTCTAAAGCCTTAAGAATAATCTTAGCACCTTCTGCGCTCTGACCTAGTTTGGTTATTTCTAATCTATTGACGCCAAGAACATCTTTCAGTATGGTGAATACGGGAATACCTCGATCCGCTAATCTGTTTAGATCCTCTAAGCCTAAACCTCCCGCTGTGGTTCTTGCATATAGATCAGTTATAGCCTTTAAGGCACCAACTTTATCACTGGCAATGGCAGAAACTTCAGCAAAAAATCTAAGTTGATTGATTGTTGGTGTCAATCCTGCTGATTTTAACTTTATAACGGTTTCAGTTAAATCATCGACTGAGAAACTGGATGTCTGAGCAAACTTTTTAATATCAGCAAATATGGCATTACCACGTTGAACATCTTTATAGAGTATTTGAAGACTGATTCTAAGATCTTCGAATGTTTTAGAAATCTGAACAAATTCTCTTGTGGCAAATGCCACTGCCAATCCTGCCACAGCGGTCTTAAGCCCATCAATGGCACCAATCGCTCCCTTGGTATCAACATTAATTCGGTAGGTGGTATCAGCCATGTTATCTTCCTTTTAGGATTCTATCTGTGGTTTTCTTTATATAGGCTTCTGTGGGCTTAGTCATTCCATCAGGAGCCTGATTACTGGCACCGCCATCTAATTGTGTTGCATAGGGATAGTTGGCAAAAATTACGGTGTTATTTTCTAACACGGTTTTTCTTCGAGCATTACCCGACCTAATAGGCGTATGACTGCGGAATATTTTATAAGCACCATCAGCCACAGAACGTAGTTCTCGTTGTGCCTGATTGAGATCCGGTGTTATACCATCTTTAACTAATGTCATTTTCATTGTGCTCGCTCCCTAATCTTAAGCAATTCTTCTTCACTGACTGGTGGGACATATCCGGGTTGGTCCTTTTGCTTAAAATATGCTTCTACGCTGACACTGACATCCATAACAACCATGTCGAAAGTTGATGCCTTGGTCATTATGTCAGATGGCAACATTCCATAACGCTGTGCCATTTGATCTAACATAACAATCATGCCTGCTTCCTTTCCTTGGGGATCCACGGACTCCCCGGTTATTTTCCCAATGTTTCCACAACCTTGCTGATTACCTTGCTCAGTACGGGAATGGGAATGGTAAGTTCATCTTGAAGGATTTGTCTTCCTTCTTCATCTAACACAATGTCCTTGACTGCTGACATGAGACTCTCAACTTCACCTTCCTTGAGGTTGGCAAACTTTATGAAGTTGCTCATTGGCTGTCTATCATAAATCCAAAACTCAATAGGTTCTTTATATTCAGAGATGATTTCTTCATCATCAAGAATAATTTTTATCAGTTGGGGTTTTGCTGCGAGTTGTGTTAATTTCATCTTTGTTCCTTTCTATCTTTAATAACGTGCAGGGCTAATAGGGAAAATCTTAATCTACTGGCTATCTTTTCTGCATCACCTTGCAGACATCGCAATTCATTAGTTGCCTTGGCGATTTCTGCTTCTATGCTCTGCAATAAATCTTTATCTGAATAATCTTTTAGGTCCATACCAATCCTTTAATCTACTGGGTATTTACTGCTAGAAGAAAAAAGGCATCCGAAAGATGCCCTTTTCCGCTCCCGCTGAGATGTTAGACGGTGCCGGCTGTGATATCGCCATCGACTGAAATTGTCAATGGTGAAACCCAAACTGGTGCCGTTGGATTTACGGTTGGAGCGAGGTTGGTTATATAACCAGATCCTGAAACATACTTGGCTCCAGTCAATCTTCCGTTGAAGTAAACACGGAAGTAAACCAGTGTGGCATCGTTTGATAAATCGAACAATCCGCTGACACCGTTTGAACCGGTGAAGAATGTTGTTGAATCTATAACCATATTACCCGCTATAGAGTTTGTTGCAGGTGTTGGCACGCTCTTCTGGCTAAACTCATCAAGTTGAGTCCAGTTGAACACGCCTGCTGCATTATTAATAGTGATATCCTGAAGTGCAGGCACAATATATCCGCTGCTGGTTGAAGCAATAGTAGCAGTCGATATTTGCAGAGTTGCCTGACTTGTTGGAGCACTAACGTTGATATAAGCCATAGTGTTTATCCTTTAAGTTGTGGCGACGAGACTGCGAAACTCGAAAGTATAAGTTATGCGATCTTCGTCTATTTCTGTGGTCCAGTCGCATTCATCATCGAATGAAACCAAACCAGTATTACTCTTTGCTGTTTGAATATTTGTGATTAATTGATCCAATTGACTTGGGGTGTTCTTGGCATCTACGCAGAGATAGGCACGACAAATATAACGGTTTTGCACAATAGGATTTGTGTCTAATACTTCTATTAGAGGTTGCTGTTCCAATTGTGCCGCATCCACATAAATCTTCTTCATGTTTTTGCGAAATAATGCTTCAGCATTTTGATTCCATGGCAATTCACTGCTAACACTGAATTGAGTCAGTGTGCTTATGGCTGTGGTAATCGCTGTGATTAATCCTGAACGCATTATCTAAATCTCACTATATTTGTGCGTGTTGGCATTTTTTCAGTGTTGACAATAATGCCGCTACCATCCCAATCATACCAATCTCCCGCGTCAATCAACTGACGAAACAGACTCTGATATTTCTCACGATATACTCCGATTTTTTTGACTTCTGACGTATCTTCATTTGAAAAATCAGCAACATAAGGCAACATATATTCATATAATACCTTATATACTGATAGATCAATCCAATCCTGAACACGCCCAATAAACTTGGTAGGATTCGGAACTGGCACATCAATTAAACCCAGTGTGGAAATCGTTGTCTGTCCCTGATCCAGGGTGATGAAAAAACTCTGCCACCAAGAAGTATCTTTTATTTCATATAAGATTTTCTGTGTGGCACGTTCTCCCCACCCATCGTCATCATCAACTAATCCGGAATCAGCGAGGATTTCATTTGCTTCGAACAGACGAGTATCTCTGTTAGTCACGTCCGAATACTCGCAGAAACTTACTACTTGTCCGCCCACTTTAATAAATGCCATCCTCGTTCTCCGTTATATAATCAATTAGTCAATATCACTTTCTGCTGTGATTGCAACACCGTGTGTGCTCTGAAGTACAGCAGCACCCATTGTGGCAACAACGCTTAAATCAGTTGCACGATTAGCAGGTAGATATAGTGTGTTTAGACTTAATCCACCACGCTCTGCAATACCAATGGCTGTTGGAGCGAATACGCCGTTTAGGAACGCATTTGCACCGCCGGTTGTTACCGCAGCAACTAATGGGCTCTCAACGACAGTTACGCCACCAATGTTGCCCAGTACGCCTGTTAATAGGAAGTTATTGCCTCCTGCGCTCAGTGCGGGCACATTTGTTGGACCACCAGTATATGGCTGTGTCACGCTCATCTGCTTCTTGATATAAAAAGCAGCAGCAGGGTGAATAACAGCATAGTA